CCTCACATTTACATTTGGTGCTCTACCTCCTTTTTTCTTAGAGGCTTTATCATGTTCTTCTTTTTCTTTTTTCTTTGCTTCTAGTAATTTTTTGAAATAGAAATTTCTCCAATGGATTGGCATGAAGTAAACTTCTGACCAAGTAAATCCATTACCATAGTTAACCATTTCCCAAATCTGAGCATGAAGTTGGATACTATAATCACTCGGAAGGGTAAAAAAACCCAATCCCAAATGGGATATCAAGTGCCTCCTGCTCACCGGTTACATCTGAGGTGAAGTTGAATGTTAAATCCAAATCAGGTGTAAACTCTTGTATATACTTCCTAAGAGCTCTAGAGTCTCTAGCAAGTAAACTGTTTTTTACGAAATTATTAATATATGCTCTATCTTCATTACCACCCACATCTTGAATCATATATCTCAATCGAGTTGTAACATCTTGTGATACGTTATCACCTTTAGTTAATCTATTAAGTGCTTGTATTTCAGCATTAATATCAATTTCATCTTTATGTGTTAATAATCTAAATATAATTTTTTTCTTACCAAGTGGTAAATCAAACTCATATCTGTTTTCTGAATTTAGTGAATCATCTGAGATTTCCTTAACTTGAACCTTAGAAAGGTCTATGTTAACTTTTTGTTTTTCTCCTGATGATGGGTCTGTTATCTCCACTTGATAATCTTTACCATATCCTAAGATACGTGTAGCTAATAAAATAGCATTCTTATCACCAATGAATATATCACCTACATTAACCCCTTCATCTACAACTACAGATTCGAATAATTTATCAAGTACCACTCCTTTTTTAATAAGGTTCTGTGATGCTAAAATATCTTCCTCTTTTGCAGTCATATACTTTATTTCAACTGTACCCTTTGATAGAGGATTCGATTCGGGATAAAGTTTACCCTTTGATGGAAGGTCTATTACTTCCGTTGGAAAATCATACTTTGCCATAACTTATTTAATTGTTTTGTTCGTATATAAATATATAACTTTTAAAAAATGAGAAAAAAAAAGGTTCTCACTAAGAGAACCTTCTTCACTAAAATATATTTAACTTATTTTATTAGAATTCTAAGATAGCGTAATCATAAGATAATGTTAACGTGATTTCTGCTGGGTCATTTGAACTCCAATCTAAATCATTAAACACTGCGTTATTGATAAATGCACCTTTAAGAGTCCATTGTTCAATCTTATCACCAACTGGTCCTAACATATAGATTTGTACATCTTTCTTATAGAAATCTGCATATCCATCTCTACCTGTAATAGATTCGTGTGATGTTCTCACCCATTCCATTACTGCTTGAGCTCCTGAAGGAACGATTGGGTCAAATAATGTAATTTCTACATCTTGCCATTCTCCCTTACCTTTTAATTTACGTTTAACGTTAATGTGGTCTAGGGTTATAGTTTCAAATTGAATTGAAGGTCTATTTGCTGTTTTTATTAAATATGAAGGTATGCCATCGATTTCCATGATGAATCTGTTCTTCATCTTTGGTTCGAAATTGGTATAAAACATATCGTTAAATTCTAATACTTCTGCCATGTTGTTTTTCTCCTATTATATTAATAAATATATAGATTTTTAGTTTTTAATTAATTATGCCGTAAAAGATGCTCCAGTTGGTAAAATGTTGAAATCTAACACGATGAATTCAGCAGTTTTAGTTGGTTGTAAGAAAATCTGTCCAGCCAATATGTTTCTGTCGATTACATCAGGTGTGTTATTACTCTCGTCCATTACCACTCTAAATGCATACAATCCTTGTCTTTGTTGTATTCCTTCTAAATAAGGATTCACAGTATTTAAGAATTTACCTCTCGTTTGAGATGTATTTTGTTCAAATACTAAGTATCTTGATGTAGAAGCAATATACTTCTTAACTTTAATCATCAATCTTCTAACATTGATTCTATCAAGTGCCGATGCTTTATCTTGAAGAGTCTTTTGTCCAAATGCTACGATACCTTCTCCAGGGAACTGAGCGATTGGATTAATTTTTCCTTCATATAATTCATCTCTTTCAGCGTGTGTTAATCTGTTTAATACAGATATAGCACCTACTATACCACCTCTATTTAAACCTGCTGGTGCAAACCATTCGGCTGCAACTGCATCGTTAGAAGCATATATTCCTGGCATCAATACTGATGGTGGAACTGAAATTAACTTGTTAGTTCTTGAATCAATTGTTTTAACCCATGGGTAATATGTACCTACGTAGTTAGAATCAACTGCTGCACCTTGTTCGATAGCTTGTGATATTGAATCACCTGCTCCAACAGAATCACCAATGAAGAAACAATCTTCTCTAGCTTCACACATATCTACTACTTTATCAAATACATAAGAGTGATGTCTTCTTATAATACCAGGTACTGATACTAAGTTGATATCAAAATCATCTGGATTAGATACTGCGTTGATTGCTTGTACATATGCAACTGAACCTACTGCAGTTGAAGTTGATAAGTTAAATCCTTGTGAGTTACCACTTGATATATTAGCTCCTAAATCTTCAGATATAGTTGGGTCAATTCCATCAAATCCACCTTGGAATCCTACTGTAAATTGTCTTTTGTTCATATCAGATGAAAGTGAACCGGTAAGTTCATATCCAAATGGCTGTGCAATAAGTGTTGAATCAAATGCAAATACTACATTTGAACCATCTTCTGCTGATGATGGTATTGGTGATAAATAAGCATTGTTATCTATCTTAACTTGAGCAGTTTCTAAATCAATTCCACTAAATGATGCATTTTTAGATGCAGAGTTGGCATCAGAACCAGTTGTGAATATTACAGCTGGTACAATAGATTCACCTAAATTATGTGAATTAATATTACCAACGTAAATTGGATTGTAATATGCTTCATGTCCAAATGGTCCAGCAACGATAGGATGAGAACCTTCAGCAACACATTCTACTCTTACGAATTTAGAACGGTTAGGGTAATCACCATTTTCTGTTTGTTTTCCATTTGCATCTATTACCAAGTTTCTATCACCAATTACTTTTTTGATGTAATTAGGAGAAGCTGGGTCTAAGTTTAAGTTATTATAAGTTTCTAATACTGATTTTCTTTTATCCGTATCAGAGTATCCTCTAATCATTAATGAGAAGGTAGCGTAATCGGTTGCATTAGATGAACCTGCTGCTTTTACATTAAATATAGATACTTTATATTCTTTATTGTATACAGTACCATCACCGATAGTATGTAACTTAAATAAGTTACTTCTTTCACCAGATACTAATTGTGATTGTATCCATGGTGTAGAAGCGTGTTGCATATCAGTTGTGAAAACTTGATCTGCAAGTGTAATACTAGATACTTGTACTTGTCCAGCTGCAACTCTATCAGCTGCTGCCTTTTCAAAGTAGTTGTATACGTATGCACTTTTTGAACCTCTTGGATTAACACCAAATACATCACCTAAATCATTCCCATCAGATGGACTGATAGATGCAGATATTGCAGATGAACCAGTTACTGTTATTGAGAAACTTGAAGCTGATACTGATGCTTCTAAACTAGAACTTGCTAGTGTACCAGGTCCTGTATGTGTTTCAAATAATGTTCCTAGTATTTGTTTTGCTCCACCCTCATTTTCACTTACTATAGCGATTGGGTTGGTTTGTGTATAACCACCTTGATGACCAACACGAACAATAGTTACTGTTCCTGCTTCTCTAAGATAGTTTTGTACGGTATATCCTGTATAGTATGATCCATCAGGTGTACCGAAAATTTGTTCGAATTCCGATTGGGTGTTTACAATGGTTGGTACGAATGCTGGTCCTTTGTGAAAAGGTCCTATTACAGCTGCTCCGATTTCTCCAACTCCTTGTGATAAGAAAGAAAGGTCATTTTCTCTCGTAAAAACCCCAGGTGATACAATTTTTTCTGCCATGTTATTTTACTCCTTGTTATATTGTTGAATTGTTGATACTCTTATATAAGTATAATCTAATTTACCTAAAATACGTTTTACGCTTTAGCTTCTTCTAAATTTTCATTTTTTTCTTCGGTTGGTGTAAAAGTATTGGTATCTGGATCATAATTTCCATCTCCATATATATCATTTAAACCTTTAAAAAGTTCTTGTTCTTTCTGTACTAAACCAGAGTGTTGATTTAACAAATCTTGTTCAACTACATCAAGTTCATCCATTCTTCTTTTCTTTTCTATTGCCAATTGTCCCAATCTCGTGAATATATTTGCAACATCTTGTCTTAAATCAGTTATTGACTGTACTTCTTCTTCTGTAAACTTAATTGCTTTCGCCATTTTTTTTTAATTTAATTTGAATTGTTATGTAATATATATAAATATATAGATATTTCTGAAACGTTAAAATATTTCTAACTAACTGTAAATGTTAGTGTACTTGAGTAATTACTTAACAAACCATTTGTTGAGTATTGTCTTACTCTTGCATATCTTGTACCAGTTCCAATATCAAATGAATCTCCATTTGTGGTAGTTTGTAAAAATACGTTTGACCATAATGTTTCATCAACCAATGGTGAAGAAAAATCTGAATTGTTATCTATTTGCACATCGTATACATCATTTGTACCATCTCCGGTCCAAGATAATTTAAGAGTACCATTTGTCCATACTAATGATGTTGGTGCACTACCAGCCGTTTCATCTGTATGTGAATTTCCTCCTTTATTATGAGTGATATATCCATTAACTAAATATGTATCATTTGTTTCAACATCAATTGAAACTATCTCAGTTGTTTCATTAACAGCAACAATAGATGTAACATCAATTTCACTAATAACACCTGCTTCTTCTTTAATTAATTTATCATTTGTATTAATGTTCATCATTTCTTTGAATCGATACTCATTATCACTACCATCCTTAACCAACATTGGGTGTTCACCAGTTGCAGTTACTTCACCATCGTTTATATCATAATATCTACTAGCAAATGAATATACCAAGTTTTCAACAGATACATCCTGTGCAGTTGTTGATAATGATGTAGCTGACCAATCTAAGAATGTACTTTCATCTGTTCCCAATCCTCCAATTGAAAATCCTCTCAACTCATCTCCTTCTTCTAAATCTCCAACTTCTATAATAGTACCATCTGAAAGTGTTACAGGAGAATCTACCGTTAAACATAATGCTACCGAGTTTCCATCATATGAATCTACTGCAAAAACAGTTTTTGATATATCTGTATTGTATCTTGTTGCGTGGTTATTATAACCATCGTGAAATTTTCCATTAAGTGTATGTGATTGTGCACCCAATAAAGTTGTTTGAGAACCTGCTCCTTGTGGATTTATTGAACCAACTGTAATTACAGCACTTAAATCTGAATTTGCTGCTATACTTAAAAAACCAGCAGTATTTGCATTAGAATTGAAAGTTGGATTTACTGACCAAGTAAAGTTCTGATGTCTTGAAGATATTTGTGTAAACTTAGAACCTGCTCCTGTGAAACTCATATCATATGTTTCATTAGTAGCTTCTACTGCATATGTAAATCCTCCCAAAGTTGAATCTACAGAATCAATTGCATAATCATCCAACTTTACAATAGTTCCTGCTGAACTATTTATTGCATTTAATGATACATTTGAACTTTGTGTAATGCCCCTTGCTCCTGCTAAATCATTTAAACTGAGTGTATCTCCTGAACTTCTTGCCATGTTATTGTTTCCTATATATTATAAATATAAACTAATTCGTCTATCCACTTATCCTTATTTGTGAAATTTTCTTTCATATATGATTTTAAAGATAAGAACCATTGATTCTTTTCTTCATAAGGAGTATCCGTTAACTCTCTATAAATATCACCAAATTCTTTTTTAGTTGATGCACGATAGGGATAGTTGAAATTCTTACACCAAGTTGTGTGTAAAATTGGTAGTTTACCATAATCTACTGCTTCAAATATACCATATCCAAACGGTTCATTATTAAAACATGAATGTGAGATGCCCCAATCCATATTATAGAATGTATCTTTGTATTCAGACTTATAATGATAAGTTTTCATTTTACGAGTATCCATTTTCAATCCGTTTTTCCAAAGAACATTAAATTCACTTGAATTAGTGAATACATATGATGGAAGTCCATCTAAGTAACGGGGGTTCTTTCTACCTTCACTTCTTGCTGCAAATCCAATTCGCTTTGAATCAGATAATGGTAAGTTTTGTTTAAATTCGTAAAAATTAGGTATATTTTTGTTTTCTATCAATATATCAAATAAACCAACCCATATAGAATGACGTGATATCTCATTTATTTCAGTTTCCCACTCAGAATCCATATATGGATATTGTACAAATGAACTATCATTTCCAAATGATGATTTTATTATATGGTCTACTGAATTATGTAATACATTTGAATGTATTTTATGTTTATTCTCTACTATTACTTTCATTGGAGTATAATGTCCATGTAATATATTGATTCTCCTTGCACCTTTACATAATTCTTCAAATTTTTTAATATCATCTCCATGCCAATGTGCTTCTATTGGAAATTCATAATCATCATATCCTTTTGGTTTGTTTCTATGTAAAAGAAGAATTGGTTTTACATCTAATTTAGGAGCAATTAGTTCCATCCATAAATTAACCCATGTATCAGTACCAGCATTTACCCAAGGTCCACCACCCGTAGTATAATACACATCATATACCATAAATTATTTTTTTACAATTATTTTTCCTGCAAATGTAGTTGAAAATACAACAGTTACTCTGTTTTCTGAGTTTGTTGTTACTGATTGTGCATGTTCTTGTTGTGAAGTTGAAGTATTCCAACATTGTACTATTGGATATTGTTCATTTAAGTTGTGGTCTATTGCATATGAAGATGCTCCACTAACTGTTTCTTTATGAGTAGTTAAATCTGTTATTTGTGATGAACCACTAATTAATGCATCAGCATCTAATTTTGTTTTTACAAGTGCATCAGTATAACCAACCTTTAAATGGTTAGCCTCTATCTTACTTGCTTGACCACTTGATATGGTTGTTGGGGTATTTGTATGATTATTATAATTTAAGTAATATGCGGCATTTTCACCATCTAATAATGTTGAATCATCAGCTGCAACTCCTTGTACAATATGACCTCCCTTTGCAACTACTACTCTACCACTTTCAGTTGATGCAAATGTTACAGTTACATTATTAGTATCTGTTGTTACAATTGAATTTGGTATGAAATAAGAATCATCATTACCATATACTGTTACAATTACATTTTTTGTACCAAAGTTGTGAGTTACTACTTTAGAAGTTGCATTTGTGAAAGTATCTGATACTGTGGAAACTTCTGTAATTTCTGTTGTTACATTAACTAATCCACTACCATCACCTTGGAAAGAACCACTAAATGAACCACTTACGGTCATTCCATCTAAATTACTACCACTTATTACACTATCTGCATCTAATTTAGTTTTTACACCATTTACAAAATGATTAGAACCTGTATCTAATGATAAACTTCTATTTGTTGTGATAGTACCACCACCGGTTAAACCCTTTCCACTACCAATTGTAATTGATGAGTGGTCAATATGTTCGTTTGCTACAAAGTTTGT